CTCCACGCTCGACGACAAATTCCTTACCATCTTTTACAACGACAAATGAATGTTTCCGAACTGCGCGAAATCCTTGCCAAGGCTGAAGCCCAGCATGGCCCCGACATGCCCATTCTTCTCTGCTTTGAAGAAACGGCTATTGATGAGGGTTATGAAGAGGCTTCCACTGAAGGCATTAGCGATGTGCGAATTGTGGAAGATTGGCCTCTTCCTGGTACGAGCCTGACCACTTATGAAGGCGAAAAGCCCAAGAAGCTTGTCATTTTCTATGACAATCATTACAAGCTCGACTCGTCCATTGTCAAATGAACCACTCCTTCCTCACTTACGACCCTGCTAGTTTTGCTTCCATGACTCTTCCCGTGACTGCCGTGAACGAAGCCATGCTCACTGAGCGCATGCTTGGCCATTTTTCGCCCCTTGACATTTCTCCTGAAGCCTTTAAGAAAGCTTACGAGCTTCCCATTGGCGATCACGTTGAGAAGAACTACAAAGGGCTCTCCTATCTGTCTTGGCCTTTTGCCTTCCGCTACCTTAACGAACAATTTCCTGGCGTGTTCGTGGCCTTTGAAGAAAAGGAAGCTGGCTGGCCAGTGTTTGGCCGAGAGGGCTGCTGGCTGCTGCGTCCTTATTTGACGGACGGCATTAGACGCACTCCTGCGTTGGTGTTCCCCGTGATGGACAACAAACACAACGCAGTGAAGGAGCTGGATGCTCGTCAAGTGAGCGACAACATCCAACGTGCCAGTGTTAAGTGCATTGCCACCTTCACCGGCCTTGGCCTCAAGCTTTATGCAGGTGAAGACATTCCTAAAGCCGATGAAGAAACAACGTCCAGGCTCCCGCTCCAACAGGAAAGCCCGAAGCCTGAAGCGCGGACTGTCGCGAAGGAACAAAAGGCTGCAGAGCCTGCTGCAGCATCTGGAGGCGATGGGACTTCTGCCTCTAATGGAGCCAGTGAGTTCGATGGCAAAGGAGCGCTTCTTAGCTTCTGCAAAGCCAATCCTCTCGGCAAAGCTGATGAGCGTGCAAGCCTGATGCTGGGCAAGAATGCGCTGCAGGCCCTTGGCTTGGCAAAAGGCGAAGACATTCAGGATGCTGAAATGTTTGCCAATGTCATCAGCACCATGGTCACTTCATGGACAAAGGAAGAAGGCATCAAGATTACAAAGGTGGCAATGGCAAAAGAAATTGATTGCCTGCGTGCCGCTTGTCTTGATGGAGCTGATGCTGCCATTGAATGGGTTAAGGCATATGTGGAGGGAAAAAAGTAGATAGAGCAGCAGCCAGGCTCGCAAGAAGTTTTGCGGGCCTGATTGCCTGCGACGAAGACGGAAATCCTCTCGATGAACGCCATGAATCATTCTCATCCCATCAACCCTCCATCATTGGCAATAATTAAAAAATGGATCATTGATAACGGACTTACTGTATCAATCGCAGAGGCGTCTGCCATCGCATCGCTAGCGTCTCGCCTTGGCGCTGACCAAGAGCTAGAAGCCTGTTGTAAGTGGCTTGACGAGTATCTTCTGGCACCTAAGGGAGCACAGCTCCGCGTCGCCCGCCGTCCTAAGAAGCCAAGCCTAAGAGAGCAGGCGCTGCTTGCCATCGACACCGCTGTTGCTGATGGACGCTTGTCTTCCGAGGTGAGCGACTTAGTCCGCTGTGCCTTTGACAAACTGGAGACAATGCCCCGTGATTGACGCAGTCATCCAGGTTGGGGTTCAAGGGTTTGAATGGCCATCAGTGCTTGGCCACTACAGTTTGATGGGTCCAGTCAACAGGCTAGGCTCTTGGCGCTGGTATGAACGCAAGTTTGACGGGATGACTCAGCGAGTCAAAGTTAATCATCTTCTTGAGCCGATCGACCTAAGAGGATTTTGTGATGACTCGTTTTGATGAGCTGCAACATTGCCCTGAATGCGGCAGTCTCTGGCACGACCAGCCGATCCCAGAAGAAAGCCGTCATTTATTTGGCGGCTCCAAATGGTTCAGTCGCGTGATTCTCTTGTCGTCGTGGGAGACAGACCGTGGTTTTGCCTATCAATGCCCAGATTGCGGCACCACTTGGGACCGTGGCACTGGCGCGATCATCGACCATCCCAAAGTAAGCCTTTCGTTTCCCCGACCATGAAAATCGTTCTCATTTTCTTCTGCTTTTTGCCCATCGCTGCTGCAGCTTGCAATCAGCCCATCATCAAAAACGGCTCCTGCCCGCTTGGCTACTACAGCTCTGGCGGCTATTGCATTCCTAGTCGTTGACGGTACAGTGGCTTGTCTAGACCTTTGTTTGGCAGCCATCGTGCCTTCGTTTGAGCAGTTTGAGCCGAAGCGCATCAGCCTCAACGGCAAACGCCACTACATCAACGAAGGGTTTCCCAATGTGCCGGAGGGCATCGTCCTGCCTTCCGTCACTACCTTCCTTTCAGCCATGGCTCCTGTGGCCAAGGTGATGGCCCTAATTAACTGGCGCAAGCGTGTGGGAGCTGATGAAGCCAATCGCCGCACTCGTCTTGCAGCCAATCGTGGCACCTGGATGCACGGTGTGCTGGAAGATCATTTCGATGGGGAAGATATTGAGCACCACCTTGACAAAGCTCCCGACTGGCGTCCCTACTTTGAAGCAGTAGAGCCATTCCTGGAGGGCATTCAAGAGCCGCTGCTAGTGGAGAGTGCCGTGGCCTGGTATGACGCTGACCTTGGCATTGGCTATTCAGGCACGCTCGACATGGTGGCGCAAATGACCGGCGGCGCCATTGCTCTGGTCGATTGGAAGACCAGCTACAAGGAGAAACCTGACTACCAACTGGCCGACTACAAGCGGCAGCTAGGCGCCTATTCCATGGCAGTAGAGCAAATGTACCAGCAACCCATTGATGAGGCATGGTGCGTTATTGCCTGCTACGACCCCGAAAACGAAGAAAGCGAGCCGTCATTGCAGCTCGTCCACCTTGATGGCTTTGAACTGATCAACCAGCAGCGCATCACGGCAGACACTGTTAAGAGATATTTCAAAGACCACTACCCAGGAGGCAAGGCATTTGCGCTCACCATGGATAGGGGGTAAGATTGGCGGGCCCACAAAGGGCTCCATCACTCCTCAGGAGAAACACCATGGCTGGAAAGCCTCCAATCACTGCTGCTATCGACCTCACGGTTGACGTTCTGAAGGCCCTTAAGGAAGCAGGCCCCAACGAGCGCGGCAACTATTCTCTCGACATGGCTGTCTGGCCGAACGAGCGCAAGACTTCCGACCGTGCTCCTGGCTTCACTGGCTCTGTCAAGGTGAAAGGCCAGAAGGAAGGCGCCAAAGGCTATGCCAGTCTTTGGGACAATCGTGAAGGCGGCTCTGACGACCTTTTCTGAGCCATGAGCCTGCTCTACGACAAGGAAATTGCCAAGCTCGCAGAGCTGGACATCTTCCTTCCTTTCGTAGGCGAAAAGCGACGATCGCTTGACTGTGGAACCAAGGCCATCTCGTATGGCCTTTCCCAGGCAGGTTATGACATTCGCCTGTCGCCTGACCAGTTCCTGATTTTTGATGGGAAAGACTGCAAAGGGAAAAGCAAGCCAACGCTTGACCCTAAGCTCATGCCAATCACTGGCTATGAAGCTTGTCTGAATCATGGTCCCCATGGAAGTTGGTTCGTCCTGCCTCCCCATAGCTTTGGCCTTGGCGTGAGCCTGGAATTGATTTCCATGCCTCCGTCCATCATGGGGCTATGCGATGGAAAGTCCACCTACGCTCGCTGTGGCATCATCATCAACGTGACGCCCATTGAACCTGGCTGGGCCGGCCATCTCACCATGCACATTGCCAATCCCACGGCATTTCCCGCTCGCATCTATGCGAACGAAGGAATTGTGCAGGTGATGCTTTACCAGCTCGATGGTGCCGTGGAAGAGGCTTATTCCGGCCACTACCAGAACCAAGGGGCTAAAGTACAGCTAGCTGCCGTGTAGGCATTGAGCGCTCTTGAAGATCAGTTTCTCAGCCTTTGGCAAGCGCATTTCCCAAAGTTAATTCTTGAAAGAGAATTTTCTGATATTGATGCGTGGGAAAAAGATTTTCAAGAGCGCTATTCCCGCAGCAAACGATCGAAACGGTATCGCCTTGACTTTGCTCATCCCCTCTCTCGCACTGGCATCGAAATCCAAGGTGGCGTTTACAGTCGTGGCCGCCACGTCACTGGCTCTGGTTATGAGCGCGATTGCAAAAAATATAATCTCGCGTACACAAGCGGCTGGACGATCTTTCTTCTAACTTCTACCATGGCCAAAGACTCGACTTGGCTTTCTTTGATTGCTTCGCATATTGTTGCACAATCTCAGCGGCCTCGTTCATGAGCTCATCCGCTGCCCGTAAATCAAGCTCTTTCTTGGCTAGCGCCTGACGAAGTTGAATGTTTTCCAGCATCATGCTTTGCAGGGCCGTATTCATGGTGGACCACCCTTCAAGCAAATTCTTTGCTACTGGCTTCAACTGATCCAAGCTTGAGCATTCGTCAATGGCTCGTTTGTTTACTGTTAAAGCAAACTGACGCTCTGCTGAATGCTCGAACGGTCCCATAATGCCCCGCTTGATCTGACCATTGTAGACCATCTCCACTGGAATACAAAAGCTCATGCATTCGCCCTCCTTTGTTGTCTTTAGGCTAAAGCAACATGATGGTCGCAAGAGTTTTGTCAAGGCAGTGGATGATGGTAGGAATGCCGAAAAAGAAGGTTCGGACTGCCAGAAAGTCTTGCGCCCACTGAGCAGAAAGCATAGACTGCCGCAGTTGCCCAAGAACTATGCATGGACCATTGGAGAGCGAGTGGTACTGGTCACCCTCACAGGGGCTGGTATGGTGCCGACAAGCCTCTTCGGCATCTTCCAAGGTTTTGTTAAAAGCAATGGAAGAAAAGCGGCAGTGGTCGCCTGGGAGCGAAAGGATACTCTCGTCTCTAGTACAGTGGCAATTCAACGCATCCGCCCCATCGCCTTCATTCCTCAATGACTGTCTCTGACGACACGGCCACAAAGCTTGGACGCCTTGTTGGTTTAAGCATCAGCGCATTTTTGATCACTTGCCTGCGTGCATGGATGCTCAGCCTTTGCGCCGCCATTCTTTTCCCGACCTTTGCGCTCGGCTTTTGGCAATGGTGGCTCCTTGCTTTTACCTTCCGCCTGATGACTGGCACTGATCGCACCTCCAATGACTAATTTCCCTTCCATTGATCCCCTTAAAGACGGCAAGAGCCTCGTAGCTCTCATCGACTCCATGGGCAATAGTTTGTCCGTGGTAAATGATGCCCGTCAAAGCTTTGATAACAGAAAAGAGCAATGGGATGAGAAGGACGAAAAGCTTCTCAACTATCTTGCTCGTGAGCACCACACAAGCCCATTTCGTGGCGTGGTGTTTAAGTGGCAGGTGAAGGCGCCTTTATTTGTTGCTCGTCAATGGTGGAAGCACACTGTTGCCTCTACTTATGTTGACGATCAACTTGGCTGGAACGAAAAGAGCTTTCGCTATTGCTCAGCAGAAGATGCTCAGTTTTACATGCCTGACCAGTTCCTGGGACAAGCGGAGAGCAACCGTCAAGCGTCTGCAGGCCCCGTTAGCACCAGCGCACAGTCAAGGGCCAGGCTTTTCTACGTGCAGGGCGTAGCGACGGCCAAGGCGGCCTATGAGGAGCTGATTGCAATGGGAGTGAGCAAGGAGCAGGCTCGAGCTATTCTGCCTCCTGCCATGTACACCAGTTTTGTCTGGACATGCTCGCTGCAGGCTTTGCTGCATTTCATCAGCCTTCGCATTGGCAAGGGCGCTCAGTATGAAATTGTGGCCTATGCCGAGGCTTTGTTAGAGCTTGCTCGCCCCATCGCTCCTGAAGCCTTTGCGGCTTTTGAAACCAACAACTACCAATTCTAATTATGCACGATCCCGTGAACAGCCCGTCGCACTATGCCAGCGGCGCCATCGAAGCCATCGAAGCCATCGAAGCTTCCATGAGCGGAGAAGCCTTTAAGGGCATGCTCAAGGGCAACATTCTGAAATACATTTGGCGCTATGAAATGAAAAATGGCGCTCAAGACCTCAAAAAGGCTCAGTGGTATCTCGATCGCTTAATTGCTATGGTCGAGACAGAAGAAGTGAAGGCCAATGACACGGCGACGAAAGTGCTAGCCATCATGCGAGAAAGTTTGGGCTTAGAAGAAGAATGCACAGATGGCTTTTGTCCCATGCCCTCCGTCAGACAAGGTCCTTCAGAACTGTTCGAGCCAATTAACTAGCAAGCTTTAATTGCGACAAAGGCGGCCACAAAGCCGCCTTTTGCTTTTCATCATGCACTGGCACGATTCGCTGCGTTTGCTCCATCCATTGCTCCCACTCTCCAATGTCTGTATGAGCACTGATGAAGCTATGAGCATGCACCCACGCAAGAAGCTTTTCTTCCCGCTCTGGCGTCCAAAACTTCTGTGGCCGCCACCATTCAAACACTGGCAGGCTCCCCTTGCTCGCATTGCAGGACAGGCAAGCAGGAGCGCTGTTCCATTTTGAAAAATGCGGACCGCCTTTGCTCTTGGGAACAATGTGGTCGATGGTCAGATTTTCCGTCCACTTGCCGCAATAGGCACAGGCACAGTGACCAAATGGGCCTCGCAGGAAGTAGTCTTCAAAAATACTTTTTCGGAAACGACGCTTAGCTTCTCCAGGGCGTAATTCACAAAGGGAATAAAGAAGAAAGTCGGCCTCATTTCCTTTCCCCATGGCGAAATAAGTTGTCTTGCCTTAAGCCTACCCAGAAAAACAACGGCGTGGGAATTGTTTAGAATGGACAAAAAGCTTGCACGCAATGAATGCCTGGCAGGAACAACTAGCGCATTTGGCCGTGAGCATTACTGCTGGCATGCTGCTCGCCACTGGTGGCATGATGATGAGCATTGGCCAGCAGCAAGTGAAGATCACCACGCAAGTGGAGAATATTGCAGAGAAGCTCGATCAACTCACGGAAAATATTAAGGGCTTGGAAACAAGGGTGCGTTCGCTTGAAATTGGACGCTAGGCTTTAAGAAACTTTCTTTACGATCATGACTGGCGTCGAGTGGTTCGTTGTTGGCGGCATTGTCATTGCTGCTCTCGATCAGGTGATTCAACACACTCCTTGGAAGGAGAACAACCTCATCCAATTGCTCCTCGCTGGTCTTAAGGCTATCTTCCGCGTGAAGGGCTGAAGCCAGTGGCCACAAGCAAAGAGTTCTGGGATGAGTGTTTTCAGCTTGCCCGCAAGCACGGGGCGCGATTCCCGGAGCTTGTGGCGGCTCAGTGCTGTTTAGAGAGCGGCTTTGGCCAACACACTTCTGGCAAGCACAACTACCTCGGCCTAAAAGGCGGGGGCAGTGTGGTATCTACGCAAGAATTTTACGATGGGAAGTGGGTGACAATCAAGGCGGGCTTCATTGATTTTCCAAGCTTATCCGCCTGCATCGAATATCTCATCACTCGCTGGTATAAAGACTATAGGCAGTTTAAGGGCATTAACAATGCTCCTAATCGTTACGCCGCTGCTCGCATGCTTAAGGAGCAGAAATATGCCACTGACCCAGAATATCCCGCGAAACTTTCGCGGCTCATGAAACAATACGCCCCCGAATCCACCACTTCTACCATGATCGGTCCAAAGAAACGCCCGCAAGATTTTGGCTTCAAGAGAGGCGACTCCCATTTGATCGTCAATGATCTAGTGGAGACGATGAAGGCTTTTTCTTTTGAAGGAAAATTGCTATGGGAAGTTCCCTGCTTGGCTCGTGGGCAATACAGCGACTTTGAATGGAAGATTAAAAATTCTGACTGTCCTCCCGGCCTGTACAAACTGGGAGCTATTTACAGAGACTATGAACGAGTTGGGAACAACCCTGCTTACGACCGCACTCTGATGGCGTATGGCTGGTACACTTTTGACATGGTTGAGTTGGAGAATCAAGAGGCCAAGTACGGACGCTCTGGAATTTGCCTCCACGGGGGTGGGTCCGCAAATGGCTGGCCGGGCGCGTGGGCACCCAAGCAGCCGCTAGTACCAACTCATGGTTGTTGCAGAATCTTTAACATTGATCTTCGCGATAAAGTATTGCCGCTAACCAAGGCCGGCACAGTATTTCTGTCAGTTTTCCAGGAAGGTTAAGCAACGTGCTTCCATTGCTCTTTTATTTTATAGAAAAAAGAGAAGGATGAACCGGCAGTCTTGGCTAAATGCACTGTGCTATGAAGCTGGCCTTTGGGCCGCAGGACAGTGGCCTTCGCTAGCGGGAAAGCCTTGGTTCAAGATGCTCATGGCCTATTGCAGGCCCGACTGGGCAGAGTGGAAAACAAAAGTGGTGATGGAAGCAGTGGACAAGCAAGCCGCTGCATTGGTGAAGCAATGGGAAAAAGATGAAAGGGAAACCAAGGCGAATCAGCTTGCCGATAAAGCTCGAGAGCTATTTCCTGAGGCCACTATTACGCCCTTGCCTGATGCCATCGTTCCTTCTGTGATGATTGTGCGTGAAGCACCTCCAGACGCTAGCGACGACATTAAGGCTCTGGGAGGGGAACTCCGTATCACTTGGCAGCTCCCCAGTAAAATGGAAGGAGAATAGGACAGACGATGGAAGTAATCGTAGGCTTAATGCTGCTGTCCGCAGGAGCGGCTCTCACGGGCCAATTGTATCTTCGCCTAGTACATCCTCATCATCCGTCCTATAGGCCCTTCTGTCCGCTTCCAGGCCACGATAAATAGCATTGTGCAGGTCCATGTAGTGAGCTAGTCCGTCGCAATAGTCCACGCCGAAAACGTCGTACATGGCATAACGATAGGAGCCCCTGTCTTTGATTTCCGCCTTGTGCATGAGCTTCATCATTTGCCTGAAGCATCTTGCTCTTTCCTCTATGTTGAGGCTGTCCCACCAAGCTTGATCCTCTGCTTGCATTCTTGTCTCTTCTGCCTGCCAAGCTCCACGAAAGGCTTTGATTTCAGGAGTGTTCAACCAATCCACTAAAGGATCCTCCATCAGTTTCTGTTTGCCGCTCAATCTTACTCCTAAAACTCTCCACAATCAATAGTTACATCGTTTAGTCAATCATTTTCACAGGTGTGCCAGAAGAATCCTTATGCTGCACTTGCAGTTCAAAGGTGGCTCCTTGATAAATGGCAATATCGTGCTTGCCTAGAGTGATCATGGCGAATCCTTAGTGCCTGTAAAATATTTCAGACAATTTCTCTCCACCCCAGCAGCCCTGTAGCCTGCTCGCTGGCGCTGCATTGAATAGTCAAAGCTATAACGTCGCTAGTACCATCAATGGTACTGCCAAGTGCTAAGGCGAGTCCGCTTTCGGGGTCAAATTCAATACTACTGCGCGATGCCACCAAACCTCCTCCAATAACAGTGCCACCGGAAAAAGTGCCGCTGCTCATAACCTCCACATTTCCCCTGCCATTACTAGCAGCAGTCCATGCGCCACTGATGGTTGGATTAAGCCGTAGGCGCCATTGCGCGACAACATTAGAAGCTGGATTTCCGCCTATACTGGCATCAATTTGAGCGGGAATTATCACGTTATCGGTGCGACCGCTAGCAATGCGAATAGCTGCTACAAGCGTTTCCGCGCTGATAGCAGTAAATGTTTCCACCCCTCGACCAGCTATATAGATGGGCCCCGTTGGCTGATAACCACCCTCGCTGACAACAGCAGTGCAAATCTGCCTTAGCGATGCATTAGCGGCGATGGAAGAAGAATTGTGAATTCGATAAGACACTGGCAATGTTGCCGATGTCATATAAACACTATCAATCGTGTTGGCATGGTTAAATTCGTGGCAATATTTAATTTCTCCGTCAACAACGAATCCACACCTTACGCGCCCCACGCCCAGCCATTCCAGGTCGGCAGTAAAAATATTAGCTTTTGAAAAATCTAAGGCAGAAAAAGTGTCAATATTCCACGACGACTGAGGGACAATGTTCTCTACCACTGTTCCTGTTGCTTTACTGCGAACAACGAACGAAATGGTCGTACCATTTGCTCTCAACATTACACCATTGTTGTCGTTAAAAAAGCCAATCTCCTGCACCAAGCCATCCGTGGGAGCATTGCCAACGAAACTAGCCAGCACCATCAAGCTTTTGCCCGGCTGATAAGGCAGGCTCCGCTTGGAGCGCCGCAACACTGTATCTCCAGACGCAGTGGTGGTATTTAACTCTAAGGAGCTTTCATTTGGCAGATAAAGAGTGCTTCCGCTACCTACAGATTGTTCGTCCCACAGATCGGTGCGCTTACTGTATTGCAATGCCGAATCAAACAATGTGAACGGCTCGCTAAAGCGTTGTCTACCAAAAGCATCAAGAGCGCCACTGTCGGGGCCCTTGGCGAGTATTTGCCCGCGATGATCAGCCTCAATATGGGTTTCAAACTGCTCACCACCGCGCACAATTTGCCCCATGACTAATCCCTAGCTTTCTCTCCATCGTAACAATAAGCCTGTTCGTATTCAGTGCCAATGCACAGCATGCCTTCAATAACGCTTTGCGGGGCATAGCCGCATGCCACCATAAACTGAAAGTATGCCCTAGCCAGCGCAGTGGCCGTGTCGGCGCTGTAAGTGTGATTGATTTCTTGGTACGAACAAGTGTCGTGCATCACGCCATCGTCAGAAAAACGATGGGAAAAGGAAATTGAGTTGACGAAGGCCATAAAAGAAAAGAGGCAGCCCTTAGGCTACCTCCTGCTCTTGCCATCGTCAACCGCCCTGTCCACGCTTTAGCTTCCTTCCGTGACTTGGCTTGCTGTTTTTGCCTTGCCCCTGACGAGTGGTCTTGGGACGAGAAACGATGATGCGCTTGCTACTGGAAGCTCCGGCTTTGCTTTTGACGGCCACGAGGACAATGCGAAAAGAAAAGCTTAGCTAGCCCAAGGCGTGCCAGTGCCTTTCGTGGGAGCCTTTTGCTCGTCAATTTGAGCCTGAAGAGCACCCTGAATTTCAGTCACCTTCTCCTCTCCGAACTTGTCAAGAAGCCAGCCAAGTACGATCGCTTTCGTCAGATCGGCATATGGAATGGCTTCGTCACCTTCTGGAGCCTCGAGGCCGATACTGCCATAGGCACTGGAGCGGTAAGTGCCATCAAAGGCTTCAACCGTGTAGTGAAGCGTATAAACAATGCCATCAGAGAGCGTGCGCTCCATCGTGGCAATATTCCAAGAAAATTCGGTGGTCATGAGACAAAAAAACAGTCTTAGTTAGTTTAAGGGACGAATGGAAAAGATCACAGCACGGGCATCTCGTACTCTTGCGTGGTATTGCAATAATGCTTGAAGATCACTTCGCTGGTATTTCCGGCCCACGCAGCAACTTGGGGGACGGGGATCCCGGCCTCGATCCAGCGACTGATGGCGGTGTGCCGACAGTCGTATGGTCTGTAAAGATGAGTGATCAGGCCCGCCTGATGCAGCGGCTGCAGCTTTTTCCTGAAATAGCTTTGGAAAGCCAGTCGGTCCCATGGGAAAAGAAAGTCATTGTCTTTGGCCAGTTGCTCCAGAATGTTAAGGCATTTGCCATTCAAGGGCACCCATCTTTTCTTGTTTGTCTTGGTGCTATCTTTCAGTCCGTGAGTAAGAGTCCAGTTTTGATGCACAAGAATTTTGTTGTCTTTGATATCGTTCCACATCAAAGCTCTCACTTCTCCCGTGCGCATGGCGGTTTGAAGCATGAATTCTGTGTACCAAGACCAGTTGACATGGCGATACGTTTGTTTTGCTTCTAGCGCAGCAAGAACCAATCCCACTTCGCTTCTAGGAATGACGACAATTTCTTCATCCTTTTGCGGCGCCTTTGGCATTTTGAAGCTTGCCAATGGATTTCGGGGTATATAGGCGATATCCTCTTGAGACGCCCACTTGTACATGGTTTTTGTGTACATTGCCACCCGCCTGGCGGTGAGTATTGGTTTTTCACCCAGCACCCAGATCATGATCTTACGGGCTTCGTCAATGTCTTGAATGGGGCAGCGAGTGAGCCATTTAGTCACTTGCCTGTAGTCAGAGGTAAGGCTCGTTGGACACAAGGAAATGGAGCGCTCCTCCAAGAAGGCGCTCCAAAGCTCTGTCAGGGTGGTAGGCATGGCGATTCAGGGTAAAACGCAACTTACCAAGCGTAGCCGTGTCTTGTCAAGCCCTCAAGGGAAGGTGACTACTGGGCTCCAGATGGATACATTTCCATCGCTTGATCAATCAAATCATCAAAGTGTTCTATGCCATTGAAGGCTGTACCATTGACATCAAGCTGATGAGACGGATAGTACTTTTCACCTGTATCTGTTTTAGTCCAAGGAGCGCCATAAGTTCTGTTGGTACGAATCGCCAGGGCTTGTTGCGCTTTAATCCAGCGGTAACGAGCTGCGTCTTTTGCGTCTGAGTTGATCATAGGTAATTAGTGGGAATGGTTACAAACCGTGGCTTTTCATGTACTTAACCACTTTTTCAAATTCTGGCACAGTGCCGTTGGATTTCAGCACGTTAGCACGAAGAGAGATTACGGCAACGTTTTCGGGTTCATATCCTCTATCGTTGTCAATTCTGTCAACGGTTGGAGCATCTGGATTTACCCTGGAAGACAACGGCCCCCCTCCAATTTTCGGAATCAGTTTCATCCCAAGAACAGGGCAAAATTCAGGAATGACAATATCCTCTGGCGCAATAGAAAAAGTAACGTTTCTTTGTGATGCTCTTCCTTTTGCCGCATAATAGAGTTTCATTCTTTGATCTGTTTTTAAATACTCTTGACGTTGGCACTCTTTGCAGCGGCTAGCTCTGTGGTTTTTAAGGATATCTTTTTTGCCTTTTTTGTCGCCACGATTTTTAAGGATATAAAAATTGTCTACAAGCAATTCTTCTTTGCAGAGAGAGCAACGCAAAAAAATGGGGCAACACGTAGCTGATTTGCCCCTACCAAACTTTTTAGGCTTCATAAACTCACTAAGAACAACCTTAGTAAGCTTAGCGTATTTTTCTCCGTAGCGTTAACGAGTAGGACTTCTGCGTCTAGCAAGCCATCAGCACGCACGGCACGCAGTAGCTGCCATCGTCATAAGTGCAGGTGACGTGAGTGCTGGTCACCTTGGCGATGGTCTTGCCCCGCACGATGTCATCACCTTGGGGCTTGGCCGTGCCATCGCCAGCGGACATGAGCAGATCACCGCGCTGAACGGCGGTTCCTTCAGCGATGCGGATGATGAAGTCACCCGTCATCGCGCAATAGAAGTCATCAGTATAGGTGTCATCGTCATCGTCCCATGCTTGGAAGACACCAGCCACGTTGGGATCGCCTTCAACATCACTCACCTTCATGCGGTTGAGCTGCTCGTTTTCTTCCTCGCCCCAACCACACATCTCGTCGATGTTGCTCAGCACGGTGCCGCGCAGGATTTCGGTGCGCTCGATGCCACCGGGGAGCTGGGACCAGCGGGAAAGGTGAGCACCGTTGTAGCTGACGGTACTGCCGGAGACTGAGATGGTACCTTCTAGGGTTCCATCTTGATAAAACTCAACAAGAGTGCCGTCGTTAGTTTTGCGGTTGAACCGTCCGCAAATGTCACCATTATTGCTTGACTCTATAAGTCCTGCACTAAATTGGCCTCCTACAACATTGTTAAACGCAGGATTTGATGTTGTTGTGCCAATCAACACGCGACCGATGCTATCAATCCTCATCCGCTCCGTCGGGCTGCTCGCTCCATCGGCAGTAGTGGAGAACACTAGCCTGCCTGGAGTATCACTTGTGCTGCTCCAAGTTGCGTCGCTTTGTGCCTCTATGGTTGCACCAACAGCTCCTTCAAACGTCCCAAATCGAATGTAACCAAGAGCTGCACCAACATTGGCGCCAATACTTGAAACCCCTAGACCGCGAATAATCCGAAGATCACCAGGATCAGTTGATGCAGTTGAATTACCGCACACTTGGACAATAGAAGTGCCCTGGGCAGTAGACGTGCCAACTAACAGGCGTCCTGCAGAAGTGATACGCACTTTTTCTTCAAACGTGTTGCTATTCCGAAGGCCAAACGCTAAATCGGTGCTGCCAGAACCAGCATCAATTGCTGAGATATTTGCCAGCGAAGCGTTGCCAACACCAGCGGCCTGGAGTTCAATGCCTGCGTATACGCCAGAAGTTGTGTCCGGGTTGTAAATACCCAGAAGAGTGTTGCGAGCACTTCCGCTATAAACAGTGCTAGAGCTTCCCTCGATTTGCACTTTATAGAGAGGGCTCGTAGTGCCAATCCCTACGTTGCCTGCGGCGGTAATACGCATCCGCTCATCAAAAGTGCCAGCGTTTCTAGTGCTGAAGGCAAGCGCACCACTTTGAGAGCCAGAAGTATGGCTAGTGTAAATGCCATAAATAGCAGAGGAGTAACCTCCTTGATCATTTACAAAGCCAATGGCGTTGTAGTTGTTGTTTGTTGTGTTTGTATTTTGAAGAAACAGCGTGGCGTAGTCCGTGGTTAAACCTGTTGAAGCAGATGCGGAAACAACAGAGATGGCAGTGCCAGCATCTGTATTTTGGCTGACTTGTAACTTTGCCCCAGGGCTACTAGTCCCCAGACCTACCCGACCACTGGAGTCAACAAACAGCCTCCCAGTGCCGCCCGTGCTGATGGCAACTTGATCAGTGCCAGGGCTGTAGATGCCGGTATCGGTGCCGCTGTCCTTGAAGTAGATGGATGGAGCGGAAGCGCTGCCGTTCTCAAAGGCGATGGTGCTCCACTCGCCATCGAGTTGGTAAAGGGTGATCCAGGCATTATTGGCGCCGTTACGCATCTTCATGACGCCAGCCGTGGTATCGGCCCAGCGCATGTAGGCGTAGGTGGTGGTGGGCTCTGTCGTGCCGCTGTTTTGACTAACAATGGCAGAAAGCGCATTGTTTAAGTCGCTACGAACGGCGGCGCCGCTTCCGTTAGCGATCGAATAGTCGTGTTGTGCCACAATTTACAAAGAATTTCCTACTATTTTAAGCGCCTTTTCCATATCCTATGGCCGACCAAAGGAACTGCCTGCTCACTGCGACGTTACTACTGTTGTAGAAAGTCACATTAAAAGAAGCATTGGTGACGCTAGTCACGCGGAAATAATCTCCAGTGTTCATGTCCTGCGCGACAATGCCAATGCTCGGCAAATAAGCGTTGCTGCCTCCAAGGCCAGTGACGCCAGTAAAGAACGCCTTGTCGAAATTGACTGTTTTCGTCCCGGCACCACTGCTAACAGCTCCAACAGACTGCTCGGTGCGGCGTTGAAATGTCGCATCGTAGCCAAGCTCGTCAACAAGAATGCTCTCTGCTGGATCGTTGCTGGTCAGTTCCGCCTTGAATTGAAAGGCTCGCCCCAGAAACGTGCCGTTGACAAATTCTTGCCAGCCAGACCAAGCAGGCGTGCCACTCGGATCGTCAGGCGTTCTGCGTAAATACAACCTTGCATTGACGCCATCAATCACTCCTCCATCCCAATCGGACCAAGCATCGACATCGCCAGTACGGCTATCGAGTAAATCGCTCGGGAAGAAACCACGAGTAACAAAATAGCGGCGAAGATCTAGAGAGAAAACTGCACCGAGATCAATTGTGCTTGCAAAAGTATATTCGCCGGAGGACTCTATAGCTCCGTAAAAGTCCAAAGTTGCAATGGCGTCAAAATCTACAATGTCGTCAAATAAACCATCTCCGTCGAGAGCAAGAGCGTCAAGATCTTCGCTGTAAAGGACATTTGTTTTGGCACCCTGAAAAGGAGGCGCATCCTGATCTTCTCTCCTTTGCTGGATAATTAACGCACCAATAGCATCGGGAAAATCAACAATAACGCTAGCTTCTTGCGGGCTCTGCCTTCCCCCATCGTCCTCAAACTTAACGAGGATTTCTCCTTCGACCAATGGCACGATGGCTTCAGTGGAAGCACCTGATTTAGCCGGAATCAAGTCGACACTGTTGCTCCATGTGCCAGTGCCGTCCGTGAGATTGGTATGACGAATATGCACTCGTCCTCCGACTTTTACATCGAGATCAACGGTTTGAGCCCAGCGCAGTCGAGCACTGTTTGCGCTAATTGGTTCAATGGTTAGGTTTTGAACATTGCCTGGAGGCGCAGTCTTGCCCACAAGCGCAAATTGCGCAGTAGATGCCACGCTCAACTTGTTAAGACTGTTAACACTGCGAATTTGAACGTAAAGAGTGCCAGCTCGAAGGCCAGTTAGTCGTGTCGATGGAGAAGAAGTATTGATTTGCGTCCAGTTATTGTTATCAATGCGATATTCAACACGGAAGCCAGCAACTCGCTGTACTGGACTAATCCAACTCAGCTCTACGGCAGTAAGAACGCTTTGACCGTCTTCGTATAAATGCTCGGTCGCTTGAATGTTCGATGGTGCATCAGGAATGGCTGATAAATTGCTTATATCACGGAACTGGAGCGACAAGTCACTCTCAATTGCCGCATAAATGCTGTTGTTGTAAGTAAGAGCCGTCACGCTGAATGCTCCGTCATCACCTTCCGTCACTGACAACACGCGAAACTGATTGGATTGAATATCAGTCGTCTGCAGCAGGAAAACGCTTTGCGCATTAGGCGCTTCGCTAAATGCGCTGCTCACCGTAAAAACATTGCCAGCAATACTACTGACGGAGCGTGTCTCCACGAGGCCCGTGGGCAAGAGCACGCTTATGGTCGGAGAGTTGGCTGTCGTGGTTGGCAGTCCAACAATGGAATCGACTGTGATGGCAGTAGTAGTGGCACTGCTGATGCGGCCAGAACGTCGACTACCTGCTTTGACTGGATCGGCAATGTCAATAACCATGCCAGGG